GATGCTTCGTACACCACCACTCCAGTGTTTGCGAAGATCAACATCAAGGGGCCTAACGTGGATCCCACCACGAATGAGCTGATTGACGGTCAGGACTTTGCGGCTGAGGTCCTCTACAACAACTACTACGTGGTCTTCAAGGTCACGAACATTATCCAGCGCGGGGTCTTTACCCAAGAGCTGGAGATGTGGTCGCACAACGTGTACGGTCAGGGCAAGCTGTCAGCCGAGAACATCAAAGACAAACAGAAAACCACGGTACGATAATGAGAGCAGACACATTCGTTGAAGGCGTAGTCGTTGATACCTCTGATCCACAGCAGATGGGTCGAGTGAAGTGCTGGTGCCCCGCAATCGATGGTGAAGGTTACAAGGCTGAGACCCTTCCGTGGGCCACCTACATCTCGCCACTGGCAGGCCAGACCTACGACTACCCCGCTGGCCCAACGTCCGCCGCCGCCCCGGGCCCAGTCTCGTACGGCTTCTGGGCCGTGCCGAAGGTGGGTGCCACCGTCATCATCGGCTTCCTGTACGGCGATCGTAACCAACGGTTCTACCTTGGTTCCTACTTCCCTGAGCACGGAAACCGTTCCTTGCCACTGGGCCGCAACTCCACCGGAGGTCCTCAGACCGACACACTGGAGACGCTTGAGCCATCTACATCGAACCTGAACGCGCAGTTCCAGGGTGACCTCGGTGCCTCCGAGGCGCAGACCCGGGGTGCCTACGAACGGCAGGTGGCGCAGGGGAAGACAGACAAAGACGGTACTGAAGGTTACCAGAAGGGTGTGGCCGAGGGTGGCCTTGACCCACAAACCTACTGCATCACTACCCCTGGTCGCCACTCAATCATCATGCAGGACAACCCATCTTCGGGTCGTGTCCGCATCAAGACCGCTGCAGGCCACCAGGTTCTGCTTGACGATGCCAATGAGCGCATCTACGTGAGCACCGCTAAGGGCGCCAGCTGGGTAGAGCTTGATCAGGACGGTCGAGTGCATGTCTACGCGGGCGATTCACTCAGCATCGCCAGCGGCGGTGACGTGAACATCTCGGCAAAGGGTAACTTCCGCGTCTCAGCAGGCGGTAACATCGATCTCGGCGCCGCGGGTCATGCGTACCTGTCGGGCTGCTCTGACGTGGCTCTGTCCTCGGACGGCGGCCTGTTCCTCGAGTCAGGTGGTGCCATGAACTTCAAGGCTGGTGCCAACCTCATTCAGACTGGCTCACAGATCCACTTGAACGGACCAGGCGCTGCCTCTGCTCCATGCCCAGATCCAACTGACGTAATCCCTGGCCACGAGCCATGGACCCGCAAGGGCTCAAAGGCCGCTCGCGGCAAGAACTGGAAAGCCTGATGAAGCTGCATGAAGTCAAGAAGCCGAAGGCGCCACCTGCAGTTGCTCCCAAGGATGGTGAGCACCCGATCATGTACGACCTGATCCGTCACTGGCTTGACCAGGGCAAGCGCGTCATCGTCGACAGCGCCGACTACGTGATGCTTGCAAAGGCGCTGACTGTCGATCTGCAGCGCAAGGAAACCCCGCAGCACGGCGAGCAGCGCACCTACAAGCTGACCTACCAAGGCTACAACATTCCCCGTGGCAGCAAGGTGCCAGTCCTGTCAGCGCACGTGGAGGATACGTGGATGTACCCAGCCGAGCTAGAAGATGCCAAGGTGGTGGAGAAGGATGACGAGACCGTCAAGGTCTGGACTCCTAACTACCTGAACGACATCACCGCAATGAAGGACAGAAAGTAATGACACGCGCACCTTATCGTGGCTTTTCAACCGTCGGGCACCTCGACAAGCCGTCAGACGCCTTCCTGGTTACGAACAGCAAGCTGATCAACCAGGACCTGCTGAACCACATCTACACCATCCCAGGTGAGCGGCCAATGCTGCCAAACTTCGGAACCCGCATTCCGATGCTGGCTTTTGAGCCGCTCGACAAACAGACCCTGAAGATCGTGGAGGACGACCTGACCATGGTCTTCAACTATGACCCACGTGTCAAGCTGCTGGCCCTGTCTGTGCAGGCCCTGCCTGACAACAACGCGATCGTGGCATGGGCCGACCTGCAGTACCTCAATCTCGGAACCTCTGAAACCCTCAAACTTGAGTTCCCAGTGGGTGCGTAAATAGCCTTACTGAGATACCGGAAGAACCATGGCCCTTCGCACAACCTATTCAGCCGAAACCTGGGAGAAGATCTACCAAGCCTTCGGCGCGGTCAGCTTCGTCTCCTACGACTTCGACACGATCAAGCAGTCGCTGATCGACTACACTCGTGCGTACTACCCGGAGTACTTCAACGACTACATTCAGTCGTCTGAGTTCATTGCGCTCCTCGAGCTGTTCGCCTACGTGGCTGAGCAGCTGGCGTACCGCGTGGACATCGTTGCACATGAGAACTTCATCACGACGGCCCAGCGCAAGGCATCAATCCTTCGTCTCGCGAAGCTGATCTCGTACAAGGCCACCCGCAACATTGCCGTTCGCGGTCTTGTGAAGCTGACGTCTATCACGACCTCGGAGCGGGTTGTTGACTCCCGCGGCACCGACCTAGCTGGTCTGGTGATCACGTGGAACGATCCGAACAATGTGAACTGGAAAGAGCAGTTCATGCTCGTCATGAACCGCGTGCTGAACTCCCGCTTCGGTTCTCCACAGAAGACGTTCCAGATCGGCGACGTGGTCATGGACCTCTATGCCCTGAAGAACGCCGCCACTTCCTTCCCGCTTGGTGTTTACCCGTACACGGTAACAACCGGCACGGACAACTTCAACATGGAGATTGTGCCGACCGACCTAGACGCCAATGGTCCATTCGAGCGTGAGCCAGACCCAGCTTCCTCGCTCTCAATCATCTACGCCAACGACGGCGTAGGTGACGGCTCAGACTACACCGGCTTTCTTGCCTACACCAAGCAAGGTACGCTTGCTCGTGTTGACCTCGACATCTCTGACCGCCTGCCAGACCGTCGCATCGATTTTGAGCCAACGACTGTCAATGACACCGACGTGTGGGTGCAGCGCATCGACAACGACAGCGCCATCATCGAGCGCTGGACCCAGGTCGATACCATTGCTGAGCAGAACCTGGTCTTCAACGACAACCGTTCTACCCGCCAAAAGTACGAGATCGACACGCTTGAGTCTGACCGCATTCGCGTGATCTTCGGTGACGGCGACTTCTCGGATGTTCCGCAAGGTACGTTCCGGTTCTGGATGCGCCAGTCTGCTGGTCGTTCGATCATCATTCAGAAGAACAAGATCGCCAACCAGCCGATGTCGTTCAAGTACACGGGCTCGACTGGCAACGGCGAGACGGCAACGTTCACGTTCAGCCTAACGACAACGCTGCAGAACGGTTCAGCCACGGAAACGATCGAGCACATCCGCCGCTCAGCTCCTGCCACGTACTACGCGCAGAACCGCATGGTCAACGGCCAGGACTACAACACGTTCCTGCTTAAGGATCCAACGATCCTGCGCCTGAAGGCCATTAACCGCACGTTCGCTGGTCAACCGAAGTACATCGACTGGAATGACGCGTCAGGTACCTACGAGAACATCAAGCTGTTCGGTGACGACCTCGTCATGCGCTACGAGATCAGCACCAACTCGCAGACATCTGCTGTCTCAGGCCAAGCGCTCATCGACTCCATCATCGAGCCGGTGCTGAACACGTCAGGCGTGATCAACACGCTGCTTCACCTCTCTGCCTCTGATCCTGCCACCTTTGGCGTCATCAGCTCGCCGCGTCGCAAATTCGTTGAGGACAACCGCGGCGGTCTGTACCGCGACAAGACCAGCACCTTCGTCAAGGTCATCTCGGGCGGCTCGCCTGGTGATGGCTCGCTGAAGGAGAAGACCGCCATTCAGGGGCTGATCGACCGCCACTGGTACGGTGAGCCGCTCGAGTACGTGCTTGACTCCTCGTCAAACGTGCTTGCCAAGATTCCCGATCCTGACCTGTTCCCAGAGGATGACTCTCGGATCTATGCTGCCAATGTGCCACGCACGGTTGACGGCGTCAATCGCTACCCGCCAGGCGACATCGGCTCGGGTCTGCAGCCAATCGCTGAGCAGGACTTCTTTGCTCTGCGCTACAACCGCTACATGAAGGGCGTCGGCAACGGCTCCATCGTGGTAAGCAATCTGGTTGCTCCGTATTTTCAGGTCGGTGAGGTCTTCACTATCGAGGTGGCTGCCGATGGAGTAACCCTTGATGTACGCTCTAACTTCCGCGGTACCTTTGGCACCGGCGAAGTGGGTGTTGCCTACAACTTCCAGCCGCCAGGTACCACATCCGCGTTCCTAAACTTCTTCACCGTCACCCAAGGTTCCACGGCTTTCGAGCCAGGCGATGCCTTCATCCTTGACACGGTGTCTGGCGGCGTGGTAACGGTTCGTGCCTTCCCGTCAGGTGGTCAGCTCTTCAACCTCAATGGCTGGTGGGAGATCATGGGCGTGCTCGACCTTCCTGCCTACAATGCAGGCATGATCGATCCTCCACTCTTCACCACGTCTGAGCAGCTTCTGCCAACCAATTTGAAGCAGCACAGCTGGGTCGTGTTCGTTCGCAAGATCCGCCAGCAGCCAACCAACAGCGTCATCGGCTACGAGGTTCACACCCGCGATCTACGCCTGGCCATTGAGTCACCGACTACCAAGTTCTGGTACAACAGCGTTGATCAACTGATTGACAGTCAAACCAAGAAGCGTGTCTACGACAACATCAAGGTGCTTCGCTCCAACCTCAACTCGGCTGGTCAGGTGCTGGGTATCTCACAGTCCTACGACGTGGTTGGTGCTGTGAAGGACGAGAACGGTGTCATTGACTTTCACAAGCTCGAGGTAACTCCAACTGACCTGCTGAATGAAGATGACAGCGGTGATCTGATTGCTGACCGCCTGCTCCAGTTCGAAACGTTTGCCGCCAACTCCTACGAGTGGTTCAATCTGCTGACGCCGACGGTCATTCTTTCGACTGACCCGAATCCAGGCAACTGGGCACCAGGTGCTCTTGTTGACAACAGCCTTACCTATGGTCGTGCTCTTCGCATGCCGGGTCTTGGTGGTGAAGCTGGTCTTGACTTCATGTGGCAGCACTTCTCGCCATTCACGAACATCATCGATCCATCGGTCACGAACATCCATGACCTGTACCTGATGACGCGCGGCTACTACGACAACGTCATCAACTACGTGCGGGGTCTGGAAACGATTGCTCCAACTCCACCGACCCCGCTCGAGCTGCGCAACTCCTATGGTTCCCTGCTCGATACGAAGATGTTGTCTGACACGGTAGTGCTGCACCCTGGCAAGATCCGCCTGCTCTTTGGCAACCTTGCCGAGGCCCAGCTGCGGGCCAAGTTCAAGATCGTTCGCAAGCAGGGGGCGTCCCTGACCAATGAGCGCATCAAGGAAGAGGTGTTGAACGTCATCAACACGTACTTTGACATTGACGGTTGGGATTTCGGTGACACATTCTACGCCACTGAGCTCATCACCCTCATTCACCAACGCCTGCCATCTGATGTGGCTTCTGCTGTCCTGGTGCCGGTTTACAGTGCCAATTCCTTCGGTTCGCTGTTTACCGTCGAATCCGGTCACGATGAGATCCTACAGACGGCTGCTGAGCTGTCAGATATCGAGATCGTCGATGCCTTGACATCAAGCACCATCCGCCAGTCAAAGTAAATACGCCATGAAGATCCTCGAGATCCTCGAGATCCTCGATAGCACACCGAAATTTGAGGTGGGTATCCAAACCCGCACCAAGTTCGGAACAAAGACCCATATCGGCGGGGCCGAGTACGTGTTCATTGCATCCGTCGACGATGACTGGATCTGGAACATTGCCTTCGGTGACATGGAAAATGGTGAGCGCCGGACACGTTTGTCTGGCAAGGGTAATGAATTTGAAGTGCTCGCCTTTGTGCGGGCTTCCTTCCAAGAGTTTCTCAAACACTACAATCCGATCTTTATCTCCTTCACGGCAGATAGCGAGACCCGTCAGAAGATCTACACGCGAATGTTTAGCCGCCTCATGCCTGACTGGAAGCACACCGTCGAGGATGCAGGAAAGGCCGGGCTGCGGTACACCTACTCACGCGACAGGAAAAAGAAGTGAACAATCACCGGCTGGGAATTTGGATTGTGGCGGTGGTACTGGCAATCGCCGGCATCACTGCGTGGTTGATGCCGCGTATTCATGTTGAGCCTTATGTCATTCACTACGTCAACTACCGTGGGCACACCAACATCGACGCTGGCTTTGAGGCGTATCTGAACTCACGCAAGATTCCGTTCACTATCATCTACCACGATTTGAACCGCAACCCAAAGGAGTTTCCAAACGTAATCGCCTCCATCCGCGCTGACAAGAAGACCGACCTTGTTGTCACATGGGGAACAACCGTTACCCTCGGTGTGTTTGGCCCGTACACTGACCGCAGCGGAGATTACATCAAGGACATTGACGGCATCTTTACGCTTGTCACCGACCCAGTTCATTCTAAGGTCGTACCATCCAACATCAGCTCGGGCCGCAATCTCACGGGCTCCTGGCACGTTGCACCTGCATCCAATCAGTTTCGGGCCATGATGGTCTACAAACCAGCCAAGAAGATTGGCATCCTCTACACCCCAACTGAAACCAACTCGGTCATCATTGTTGAGGACATGCGGCGTGAAGCTGCTGTGCATGACGTTGAGATCATTGCAATTCCATTTACGGTGGTAGATGGTATCCCAAACTCCTCCAACGCGACAGCGGCTCTCATTGCCATGAAGAAGCTGGGGGTTGAGTGGCTGTATTTGCCACCTGATTCCTTCCTTGGCACGCAGACACGTGACCTTATCATTCCAGAAGCTCACTCGTTGGGCATCGCGACCTTCGCTTCTACCGAACAACTCATGCAGACGGGTGCCGCCTTCGGTCTTCTCTGTCCGTACTGGGAGCTTGGCACGCTGGCTGCCAAGAAAGCGGAGAAGATTCTTCGTGATGGAGTTGAACCATCTTCCCTGCCTATCGATACTGTCGACCGCTTCCATCACCAGATGAATCTTGCTGCCATGCGCCGCCTCGGTCTAACGGTGCCCGAAAGCCTGGTGTCAACGATTGAAACCGTGGAAGCACCATGAAGGTGATGGAGCTGTTCGAGGAGGACGTCCTTGGTGATCTGGAAAAGATCATGCAGCTGCGGGCAACCAAGGCGCACATCTCCCAAGAGAAGGCAGTCGAGTGCTACAAGTGGTTGACCTCTCAAGGTTACCGCTGGACACTCGAAGAGACCTCTGACGGCATCCGGTTCCTGCACATCGTGCAGACCACCCTCAAGAAGCAGGCCTGGCGCAACCGCCCAGGCATGTCCGAGCGCCGCCTGATCCACGATCGGCTGAACAGCTCTGGCTTCTCTGCCGCCCCGTTCCGCTCGGCCGCCCTCAAGCAGCAACCTGGCAATTCCTACGGCCCACACGTCTTTTTCTGGTAGACCTCCCGGAGGGTAACTGCCCCTGGCGTAAATAGCTCACCACAGCATGGTGACGCCCGATGGCCCAGAAGATCGATTACACTCTCCCGTTCAATGACCTGACGCAGTACGTTCCGAAGAACCTTCGGAACCCGGTCAACACGGGACTGCTTGACAACCTGTTCAACCGCTTCATGACACGCGACGAAAGCGTGCCAATGTACGGCTACGTGGGTCGCAAGCCATCCAGCACTGACGACAAGTCACCGCGCCTACCCCAG